CAATCTGTTCATCGATTGTGCGTGGCCTGTAGTCGGTTTCCCTAGACATAGGATCGACCTAGCGCATTAAATGAGCCATCTTTGTTGATTGGAATAAGTGTCGGGGTCATGTTTTTGCCATCCCACTCCAGGATTGCTATACCCATCTGCCAATTGGCTAAGCCTTTCGTATAAGAGGCTTTTGCCTTATTCATAAGGTTTCCTACCTCAATGCCGTATAAAGGTCTGTAATGCCCTCCTAAGCCCTCTGAGAAGGCACTCATGCCTAGTTTATGGGTATGACCACAGACCACGCTCTTACCAGCCTTCCTAGCCAAATTTAGGGCAGTTATGCCAGCATTGGGATTGGTGTTGCCTTCATCGCCATGAGCCAAGATCCAGCCCTTTTCAAATTCATAAAATGATTTATGGAAAGTAATGCCTAGATTGTCAAAATCCATAAACTTAGCGTATTGCAACTCGGGAAGGCTAATCAGCCCCGGCACTTTCAAAAGTGTGTTGTAAAGCCGATCTGTGTGGTTTGATCTAACAATATGGGCTTCCTTGGCATTTTCAGTTAAAGCCCAAAGAATGTCTTGAGTTGCCTTGCGGTCAGCATCAAGGGTTTGTTGATAAGCCAAAGGTGTTTTCTCAGCCCATCGAGAAATGGTTTGAAAGTCAATCTCATCGCCAACGCATAGAACGCTATCAAACTTTTCACGCCTTGCCAGCTTGATGACATTTTTGACAGCTGCTTCATTGTGGTATGGAATTTGCAAATCACTTATTACTAAGTATCGCTTAATCGTCATCCTCATCGTCAGTTGGATCTATGGATGGGATGATCCCACCATCGCCTACAATCCAATCAGGAAAAGTCTTATGTTCTGTCATTAACCAAAATGCGTGCTCAGGTGTAAATCCTGCTTTTCTAGCTGCTTTATAGCATTCATGTAAAGCCGTATAGTGCTGATCTAATTTAGATAACGGCTCAGGAGATTGGCGAACGACTCGACGATTGATTTTTTTCCGTTTATTGGTTTTTCGTGTGTTCGCCATAAATAAAATTATCGCTTACTGATTAAGACAAACAGGTCATCGACACGCTGTTCAAGTCTTGAGATTTGATCCTTCATTGATGAACCTGAGTTTGGCTTGAGTTCTGATAAATAAGACTTAATAACCCAACGCAGACCCAGCAACAAACTTGTTGATACGGCGCATACGCCAACGGCGATAGCGACCCAATCGTTTGCCGTCATTTAGCATTGATTCCATAATCAACTTCGCTCCCTGATTTTGGATCTATTGCTTTAGCAATTGGTGCAACTAATGCACCGGCAAGAATGGCAAATTCTGGTCTGATGTCAGCAACAATTGCCAAAATGACAGTTATTCCAGAGGCAGCCACAGCTCTTAGGTATGACTTAATAGCAGCCTTATGTTTGTTTGTTAGTTTCATGCCTTGCCTCCTAGTAGTGGGATTTCGAAAAAATTTGAATTAGTATCTTCGTCTTTTTTGAAGCTGATATGCAAATGATGCGTGTGTTTTGATGCCCCATTATATTTGCGCCAACGCCATCCAAGAATAGGAGAAGCAATTCGACCATCAAAAATTACATAACTAATGCGCCCATTATGTTTCCCAAATAATCTAATTTGATCTGCCAAATATGCTGGAATCCGTTTATCGTCAGATAGCCGAGCAGTAATGTCCAACCCTCTAACGCATCCTGATTTTGGGTCGGGGTTATGATCGGATTTTGCTGATCGCATTCTATGCTCCAGAGAAGCAAGCCATCCATCACTTTTGCGATCCCTGTCGGGGAAGGAATCATCTACTTGCTCTCTAAATTGAACAGCAGATTTTGATAACCAAGGCTTCATCAACCAAGAAGCAGTTTTGCTTCATCCTCGTTAATACCAAGTTTTTCTAACAAAGCATTTTTTTGAGAAGTTTTAGCTTCAATGTCAGATTTAACTTTTGCGTTTTGTGCCATATAAGCATCATGTTCAATCATCTCATCATCAGTATATTCTCTGATAATCACTTCACCAGTTTCTAAATCGGTGATACAGGTTTTTGGTCTAGATGTTTTTGCCATTTTATGATACTCCATATAGTTTGAGTGTTCCGGCTTTTAAGTTTTGTCCTTCACTGCTTGTTAATTTAATGCTAGTAATTGCACTTGTGCTATTCCAAACGCCATTATGAAATGCGGATGATGTTGTAGCAGCAGCGTTACTTACACAGGCAAATGACTGCGCATAGGCAGATTTAAAGGTTGAAGTGTTAGCATAATTTGGTATGAAATAACTAAAATTGCCCAGTGCGGCTGTGTCGTTTGTATCTGCCATACATAATCCTGTGAAAAGATTGGTAAATGCAACAACGCTATCGCCTGAAACTGTTGTCTGAATAGTTCTAATATAAGCATAGTAATAATTTGAACCAGTATCGGCATTGTATTGAATTCTTAATCCATCAAAATTGCCATTTGCAACTGCGCTTTGCAGTCCTTCGCCAACAATAAAAAGATGTTTATATGTTCCTGCAATACTTGTAAATTCATAATTTGTAACTGTGTTGTTAAATGTTTTTGTATCTAATAAAGTGTAACCACCACCTGCGCTCGGAGTAGCCCAAGATGGAACGCCACCAGCAACAGTTAAAACTTGACCAGTGCTTCCAACTCCAAGTCTTGTGTTTGTGTTGGCTGTTGATGAACGATATTCAATATCGCCAAGAGTTGTTGATGGGTTTAATGCTTTGGTTGTTGTATCAACTGATGATCCAAGTGTGCGAATCGCAGCTGCACCATCTTTAACCAATGCGGTATCATCAGGTGTTGTCCAGCCGTAGTTAGTAGTGGTTGCCATTTTTCTCCTATTATCAGGCTACGATTGTAGCGTATTCCCATGTTAAAGTGTTGCTTAAAGTGTTCCAAGCCTCGCCAACCGGAACTGTGTTCCAGCGCATCGCCACCTGACTAAACGCCACCGGCGAAAGATTTATAGTCAGGAATAATTCATTGAATCGAGTGCGCCAAGACCAACCTTCAACATATCCCTCAAATTCACTATCTGAAATCTGAGCAGGTAGGTTTTGAATATTCAAAGGCTGACCCATAAACACAGTCAAAAGATTATCTCTGTCGCTGTCATCAATTTCAGGGTTAGTGATTGGAAAAGTTATGGATTGTAAAGCTGCTAATGGGAAGGCTCGTTGGGCAATATATCGATCTGCCACAGCTTGAGCATCTATGGCTGAATGTAAAACCGAATTAATGCTTTCGGCTTTGTAGCCATATAGACCAATGGATTCTGCACTTGAGGCAGTTTTCTGTGATCCAAAGTTATTGCCATAGTTAATAAATATGTCATTGCGAATATCGGCTGATCTAGTAATTGTCGATAATCCTTGACCTAAAGCATGGTTAGCATCTAGATCAACATAACCATTAGCTGCTAAGTAAGTCTGCCTGTGGTCGGCATCAGCGTAGCCAATATCTCCATTAGATGATTCATACAAATAACCAAATGCGCTGTCAGCAATAAAACTTGCAATGTTGTAAATTGTATCGGGTTCAGCAGCTCTATTTTCCATTGTGTAAAGACCCGGTTGATCGATCTCGCCTAATCCTTGATTTCCAGCAGTTGCCCAAGTTTCAGTTGCATTGTAAGTTGCCCAAGTTGTTGATGATGGAACATCATTCCAAGATGCAAGCAAAACACTTGAAAGCAAATCGTAAATCTGGTTGCCATCCTCATCCTGCGAGATTGTGCCGTTGTAAATTTCTTTGGCAAGTTTGACTAACGATCCCATTGCTAAAATTGTGTAATTAACCACAGTCGCTACTGATCCAGTTGCACCAACCTCAACAGTAATGTCAGTTATATCTCCACCAAACAAATTAACATAAGATCCAGAACTGTTCTTAACCTGCAAACTCAAACTATCATTGATAGCAAAAGGCAAGGTTTGACCAGATAAAGCAACTAAAGCAATTTGCAAATAAGATGGGTTAGGCTGAGAGTAGATGTCGCTTCGACCTGATTGATGGCTTATATCGGCAATTGCAATGTCTGTGTAATCAACACCTGCAACAGTTAATTTCCTGTCTGGTGTCCAAACTGTCATTATCTAGCCCTAGTTATCCCGCTGTTGTAAAGCTGTGGAACTGATCTTGATGCGCTCTCATTTAAGACTTTTGCAACAGCTCTAGCAGCACCTTCAGAATCAACTGATTGAACTGTAATATTATTGACTGTTGATGTTCGGTTTTCTCTAGTATTTGATGAGATTGATGGCAATGATGACAATTGAGCAGATGGCGCTGGATTAGGTATTGATCCAATATTTACACCCGGAACAATGTTGGCAACTCTAATCAACTCATTGGCAAGTGATACAACCAACCCGATTGCTTCTCGAACAAATGTAATAAATCCTGAGATAATTCCAGCCACTACTGAAATGCCTTTTCCAAAACTTTCAGCACTTCTCTGAGTTTCATTTAATGATGCGCTCAATCCTTTATCACCTGTTAATCCTGCAATGAAAGCATTAAGGGTTGGGATGCCAGTTTCATTTAAGAATCCAATAAATCGCTCAACCTGTGGCAGCAAGGCAACGCCTAATGATTCTTTAGCCTCATCAAACCCTACTTTTAATCTATCAATTTTGCCTTGAAATGTTTCAGCGTTTGCAGCTGCTGCTCCACCATAAAGATCAGATAATTTTGCTTGAACTTCGGTAAATGAAAGGGTTGATAATTCAGCCTTTGATAATCCAAGACCCAATCTGCCTAAAGCTGTGGTGTTGCCATCTTGAGCCCTGCCTAATGCGTTTGCAACTTGCTCAAGTTCTAATCCTCGACCTTTTGAAATATCTAAAGCAAGGTTTAATAAATTTTGGGCTTCAACTGTATCTTTAGTTGAAACCGCAAGTCTTTGAAAGGCTGGGCGTAATTGATCGTCGGCAACGCCTGTGGCTAAGGAAGTCTGAAGGATCATATCCTCAGTAGCCTTTATTTGGGCATCAGTTGCCCCTGTAGCCTCTCTTAGGGCATTGGCTAACCTTAACTGTGCCTGCTCATCCTCTATTGCAGCCTTGACCCCGTCAATGGCTAATTTAGTGCCATAGGCAACTGCAGCAGCAGCAGCCACCGCAAATGCAGCAGCAGCCTTCTTGCCAAACTCTGAAATCTTGCTTGAGTTATTTTCAACAGCCTTATCGGCTTCACCTAATTTCTTTTTTAAATCATCGACATCAGCGAGGATTGATAACTTAAGCGTGCGATTACCGGTTGCCATTAGACCCATTCCTTAATAATTCGATCAAAACTTTGTTCCCATTTGTTGATCAATTCAGGCTGAATTCTGCGAAGGGTTGGATAAATGAACCATCCACGGGATCCGCGACCCTGCCTGCCACTATAACTGGGAAACTGTTTGAATTTATTAGAACCAAACTCAATGCCACCCCATAGGGTTT